TATCCGTCTTGGAACGTTTGCACCAACGCTATAACACCCTGCGCGTAGCACGTGAACGCATTGAACTTTTAAAAGAAGCGAGGAACAAATGAGCAAGATTGCACAAACCCTAGCCCAACGCCAAAAGACCCACGGCAATTTCGCTACCCATGCTGAAATAAGTCAAAAGCTCAAAGCCGTCATGTATGAGTCTGAGGGCTGGCAAGACTTACCGTATGAGCACTGCGAGGCACTTGAGATGATTGCGCACAAGATAGCTCGTATCTTGAATGGCGACCCATGTTTCATTGATAGCTGGCGAGACGTTTGCGGCTATTCTCAATTAGTTGTCAATAAATTGACAAATTTTGAAGGTGCTACAGATGTCAAAGTCACTCGTCAGATTGTAAAGAATGGTGAGTTGGTTGACGCAAAGTAGCTTTATGATATTATAGGTTATGACCAATAGATCAAAATGGAAAAATCCTTCGGGCACCAAGACTTATTTTGCTTGGCGCAACATGTGCAGACGTTGTCAAGATAAAAAAGACATTGCGTGGGTTAACTATGGCGGAAGAGGAATAACTGTATGCGCCAGATGGTTGAAAAGTTACGACAATTTTTTTGCTGATATGGGTGAAGTCCCTGACGGCAAATCTTTGGATAGGTTAGACACAAATAAAGGTTATAGCCCTAACAATTGTCGATGGGCTACAAAAGAAGAGCAATTGAATAATCAGCGACGTAACGTGAGACTGACTCACAACGGTATGACGTTGACTGTTTCTCAATGGGCTAAGAAACTTACATTGCGCACTGATACTTTATTTAAGCGTTTACAACGTATGCCGATAGAAAAGGCTTTGGTAAGTGGAAAATTGAGAACTTGGGTTCACGGCACAAGAGCCGGATACGAGTCACATAAGTGCAGATGCACTCTTTGTACAGAAAGCAATAATGCAAGACACAGGGCTCAACGAGCTGCCCGTAAAAGAAAGGAAAAATAATGGCTTTACCATCATCCCCAGCTAACGAGCACATTTGGACGCCTTCGGGCACTGATATTCAAGAGAGATGGCGCGCGCTAGGTTGGGTGCCACCTTCTGAAATCAAACAGTACCAAGACAAATGGAGCTACTATCAGAACTTGCCTTTGCGCAAGCTCGATGATGAAGCCAAAAAGCAGTACGAACTTGTGCTCAAAAAGGCAAAGGTGGCGCGCATCAAGTAGGGCGCCCAGTGATACGTCGAATGCGTTGCGTTAGCTCATAGTCTTCGCGGCAATCGATGTTACAAAATAGGCCGTTGTTCTCGACTTGCGCATTGCAACAGAGACAACGGCCTAAATGTTTGGACTGTCCGGCATTCTTACGGATACTGTCTATAGCTTGATTGCGAAATTGCTCTTCGGTTTCCGTAGCTTTGTCGAACATGTCAGTCATCGCGTTACCACGTATCAAGAATTAAACAGCACGGTTTCGGCGTGGCGGCGTTTCACCAATCCGGGCAACACATGGCCGCCGCCTTTGACCCAATCGCCGAAATGCGTAGACGCGGTGGCAAAGTTACCTTCATTGACCAGCTTCAACAAAGTGCTGTGTTGCAAATTGCCAGCGCCGCAGTTGAATGCAAAGTCAACCAAAGCGTCAAATTGGTGCTGAGTCAGCTCGACTTTGACGAGACGTTTGACAGCTGCTTCAGCGCTGCGCACGTCATGGCGCAAAAATTCTTCGGCTTGCGCGTGATCAATGGTCATGCCGGGGTGCACATCCGCACCTGTATGTCCATAGCCGATAGTCCAAGGATCGCCGCCTGTACCGGGATCAGGATAGGCCGTCAGGCGACAGCCCTCAGAGTCCTCGGTAACGTCAAGACCAGCTTGGTCGTAATTCAAATTCTCATTCATTTAGCACTCCTTACTTGGTTGTAAAAATCAATCAATTCGTTGAGCTGTCGGATCGCTTTGTCCCCGTCTGCTGCGATGGTGACAAGAGATTGAGCAGCCGTTGGGTCAATGTCGCATCTTGCTTCGACCCCAGCTCTGGCGGCAGAGGCGGGATCGCTGGCGGGTTGTACGGCACGGAGCGAGAGGCGCAACTCGCCAGAAGCAACGTCAGACTTAAGTTTAATAATTTGTTGGTCAGCTTTTGCATTTGCATCTCTCAATTTGATTGCGTGATCGTTGGCCTCTTGCACGCGCTGTTGTTCGACTTGTCGGGCTTGCTCATTCAGTTGCGCAATCTGCGCCACGTCTTCCAAGCGTTGATAGTGGATACCTTCAAAGAAAGCAGCCACGCACAGCGCCAGCGCGCCAAGAATCATATAGGGATTAAACATTGTCGCCCTTTTCTTTTACACGAGATTCTGTTTTCTTGGCAATTATCTTGTCAATAATCGTTGGCAAGAAAATCATCAAAGGCGTCAGAATGGCAAACATCGCTTTGTCGTTCAGACTTTGGCCTTCCATTGGCTGCGACACATGGATCAGCCCATAAAGTATAGCGAAGATGCCCCCTACGAAAGCGATAGACAATGACGCTTCCAACAGCATCAGCGAGAGCGATTCAAAGAAATCACCCCATTGTTCAGGCGTCCAATTTTTCATGGTTTGTCCTTATTAATCTTCACTAGCTGCTCAGGGCAAGTTGCAGTGACTGAACAGATTGGCGGCTTGCATTCTTTTTTGTCCCAGTTGGTTGGGTCTTGGCATGGATACCTAAAATGATCTTCGCAACCTGATAACAATATCAGCAAAGCTATTGCGATGCTTTTTTGCATATTTCCAGCTCCTGTTTCAATTCTTTGATTTTGCGCAAGCCCAATTTACGTTCTTCCATTGTCCACCAATATGCGCCTGACGCAATCAGCATCACAAGCGCGACCGTCAGCGCGATAGCCGTTATCCGTAGATTTCGTATCGTCGCGTCATATCTTCCTGAATCAGCAGTTCTATCGCGCATACGGTGCCTACGATGGTTACAACTCCTAGGATGATAGCCAATACCAAGGAAATATTTTGACGAATTCGTGCCAAACGGTACTGTCTTTTGGCCTCAGCTTGCTGCTCGGCCAGTTCTTTGGCTCGTTTTGCCGCCTCACGCTCGTTGATCAGGCGTTGACGCTCATCCACAATTTCTCGCCACAGGTCTGGCATACCCAGCTCATAGCGCACCATGTGCTCTAGTTCGGCGTAGTAGCGCCGTATCTCTCGCAAGCGCATCACGTTATCGATAGCTTCCATCGTGACATTGCGCGGTTTGCCAGCGGCCATGTCCTTTTTGGCCTGCTCTTTTTGTTTTTCGTGCTCGTCTTCTAGGTGCTGTTGGCCTTGGAAAAACGAAGAAAGCATCCCCCCAACTTCGTGGGTGATGCCAGACAGATCATGGCCTGTTTTCTTTAAATCTTGGTAGATGCCGATGGCACCTTGGATACCCGAATACGCGGCCTTACATGCTGCAAAGGCGGTTATCGGATCCACATCACTTTACATGCGACAAGAATGTAAAGACTATACCTGCCATCGAACAAATCATAAGCCCCGCAGAGGTGATCATAATTTGTTCGATGCGCTTTAGACGCGCGTTGATGACTTCATAGCGCAACGCACAAACTTCTTCGTGAGTGCTCAATCGGGCATCGGTGGCGTCTATGCTTGACATGGTTTAGGCCGCAGCAGGTTCGGTTGACGAAGGGGCTATATCAGCAGCTGGCGCGTCAGCTGGTGTATCAGCTGGCGCGGCAGATTTGGCTGCGTTCTCGATGGCTTGCATTTGGGCGCCAACGACTTGCTGAAATTGAAGAGTCAACAGCGCTGTTTCGACCGATGGGCGGCTACCGATGTAGTCAAAAATTGCTTTGACCAGACCAGCTGGCACTGTGACAGGTTGTGTAGTAAAAATTTGTTCAGGTTGCATCACGATCTCCTTTAAGAGCAAAATTGCTCAAGAAAATTATACGGCGATTTCGATTTAGATCGCTGTCACTATACGTCACTTTTATGCGCCAATCTGTAACGCTGTCTTTATTTCTTCGGGCGTTGTAGCAGCATCGATTTGAGTTTGCATGACCGCATATTTTGCTCG